GATAAATCGAGTATTCGACTACATGACTCTTTACATTGAGGACATATCAACTTAACATCTCTTTGTTTTATACTTCTCATATTTTCATAAACTTCATCACATTGTTCACAATGATAACTATATATTGGCATTATTCTACCACCATTTGAGAAAAATTATTAATCTTCTCTACCGTAATCTTAGTAGAAAATTTATCATCTAATATATCAAGTTTATGTGAAATAACAAACAAATTAGTATTTTTCAATAAATAAAATAACTTCATCAAGTCATCCATACCAGTTTGGTCTAAACTTGCATCAAATATTTCATCCAATATAAGAAGATTAACATTAACACTATTTCTCATAGCAGCAATATCACGCCAAGTTAATAATAATGATATATCAATTCGCTTCTTTTCCCCTTCAGAAAAAGAATAATATGAAAAATCATCCCTATGTCTGCTTTTAATAGATTCATTGAAATTTTCGTCTAATTGAAAATTTACAAAGAAATCCATATCTTTGAGATAATTATTTACATGCTTATTAATAACTGGAAGATATTTTCGTATTATTCTTGTTTTAATTCCCTTATCATTTAATATAGTATTTAATATATCATAATACTTCCTTTGTTCTACATATTGTAATCTAGTCTTTTTACTTTCATCTAATTCAGTTTCCATTATTCTTTTTTTATCATCATCTATATAAACATTAGCTTCAGATATTTCCTCCTGAAATCTACTAATTAATGTTTGATGTGCTCTTATATCACTATGTCTCCTTGTAATAAGGCTTTCTACCTCTTGTATCTTATCATTACATTCGGCAATTTCACCTAAACGATTTGTTACTTTATTTACTTCTATATTTAACTTATCTATACCATCATTCATGTCATTAATATTAATGGATATTTGTTGTAATTTATCCTTTTTAAATGTTTCATCAATATCTTGTTCACAGGTAGGACAATTCTCATTATCTTCAAAAAACTCATTTTCTTTGTTTAACTTCTTTAAGTTTTTATTAATTTGCATTTTATAGCTATCCAAATCTTTATGCTTTTTTATAATATCAGTCTGATCTTCAATCTCTGTCCTAAATACCCATATTTTTTCCTGATGATCACCAATTTCAGATTCTATTGCTATAATAGTCTTTTGAAGTTTTTTAATTTTATCATTATTATCTTCCATTTTCTTAGAGGATTTGGCTTTTAATTCATCTATATGTTTTTCATGTAAGCTAATCTTCTCTTGCAATAGTTTAATATCATATTCTAACTCATTAATCTCCTCTTTCAAAGAATTTATTCTATCTTTAAGTAAATTCTTCATAACAGAAAATATACCAATGTCCAATATATCTTCTATAATAATTCGCCTATCATTAGCAGACAGTTGCATAAAAGGAACAAATGAAGCAGACCCTAACACTACTATCTGTGTAAATGATTTAAAATTTAATTTAAGAATTTTCTCTTCTAAATATTTCTGATAATCAGTAGCCTTAGCATCTTGATTTATAACCTTACCATTTTGATATATTTCAAAGATAGCAGGTTTCATCCCTCTGCGAACTTTCCATTCTACACTACCAACANAAAATTCAATCTCAGTCATTAAATCTTTCTCATTGACAGTATTCATTAACTGTCCTTTATTAATCTTCTTAAATGGCTTACCAAATAACGAGAAAGTAATAGCATCAATCAACGTAGACTTGCCAGCACCATTCTTACCGACAATTAACATCATTGGCTTTTGGTCTAACTTTATTTCAATAAACCGATTACCAGCAGCTAAGAAATTCTTAAATCTTACAGTCTTTAATTTAATCATAATACTTAATCATTAATGTTCAGTGCCTCATCATAAATACGCTGNAATAATTTTTTCACTTTAACTCTCTCCTCGCGTTTAACGTTATCATCAGGCATACTATCTACATACTCATCAAGAAAAGTAGACGTATTACCCATTTCCACATCATCACTTTCATCGTCTGAATATCTTGCGGAATATTCAGACAAATCTTCAAGTATAGTCAAATCTNTTAATTCAGATTTATATAACCGCTCAAGATAATTCTCAAAATCAGCTATATTATTCTTTTCTTCAACAATCAATTTAACAACTTTATTTTTATAATATCCTGTATTTTGGTTTTTCCAATCAATAGTGCTCTTATCATTATAATAAATTTTTTCAAACAAACGTTCTGTATTCTGAATAAAAGTCAAGTCTCTGGTTTCTGTATCAAACACATGAAACCCTCTAGGATCATCATAATCATTCCAAGTGATTTCATAAGGAGCACCAAGATAATGAATATTACCTTTACTTGACTTATGGTGATAATGTCCTGAACATACTACTTCATATCTGTTAAATATCTTTCTAGAAAGCCCAGAGTCTGCTACATATCCTTTATACATAGCAAATCCATCAACTTCTAAATGGCCAAAACCAACTTGTGATTTTGAATCTCTTATGTACTCCATCATTATATCATAATTCTCAGAGTTAATCCAAGGAAGAATATCAATAGCCGTACCATCTAGGATTATTGTGGATGGACCCGCATAAGTAAATACATTTTCATAATGTCCATAAAGTAATTCAGAACTATTAACTTTATTTGTATTTCTAAAATAGGTAGAATGATTGCCTACAATAGAATGTAATTCAATATGATTCTCCCTCNTAACATCAAAATAAAATTGCTTTACTCGATGTAAGGTCTGAAAATTGACATACTTCCTTCTATCAAAAGTATCACCTAAATCTATTATTGTGGATATTTTATTTTCTTTTAGGTAGGGAAAAAATTGATTAGTATAAAATCTTTCAATATAATCACAAAATGATTGACTATCCTGCTTGCCGCCGAAGTGTTGATCTGTTATCAATGCTATCTTCATGGTCAATTTCCTTCTTCCAAATAAAATGACATCTTGTACATTCAAATGTCTGTATTGTTATGTTGTCTTTATGATCTATATCAAAACTGCAATTTTTATGTTCATAGTCTAGCTCAAACTGTTTACATCTTGCACACTCGTCGAAGGACAGAACGGAATATTTCATTTCATAAATATTTCTAATCTAGACTTTTTCTTGGGCTTTTTAGGTTGAGGATTTTCAGCATACTTTTCATGTGTTCTTAAATACTCCACATATCGTTTTGTATTTGCTTTATGATCTTCTACATTAACATTAATTTGTTCTAATATACCAGATCGTTCCACATGAAGGTATTTTAAATGCATTTGTTTCTTTTCTTTAGTAATACGCCTAACATAGGCATGATGAATAATTTGTGTAAAATAAGAAAAAGGATTCTTAGATTTTTCTGGATCAAAGTTATGTGCATACAATAAACAATTTTCTATTCCATCACTTACTAAATCATCACGAAATGTATAATTAATAAAATTGGGTCTCCATGCTAAGTTCTCGGATATTTTTAAAAAACATTCACCCATATATTCTGTACTAGGNGGATCTGGATCATCAACTTCCCTAGAATCAAGAACTCGCTGTTTCCATTTCTTAATTTCTATAAAAAACTTTTCGTTATCTACGTAGTGTTTTGGATTAGCCATTTCGATTATTTAAAAGTAAAAACGCATACAATGCGATCACCAAATTTAGGATAATGTTGATAATGGGGAAGGTTCTCAAAACAAACCCCTTTGTATTTTTCCGGAACAATTCTTGCCAATTCATGCTTCTCGGCTGGAAATAAAATACCATCACTTCCATTTATTCCAAGTGGTGTATCCTTATCCATAATTACCGTATGTGCTTCTTTATCTTGTGGGTCATTCAAATAAATTATCAATTGCTTATGATACTCGTGATAATCCACATGCGGAAAACATTTTTCCTGACCATTATTATATGTTAAATTTATTGCTCCTCTAATAACCTCAGTACATGTTATTTGATTTCTATTACAAAAAGTAAATAACATATCCTCAAAAACTTTTGCATAATCAGAATTATAATAACTTCTAACACCCATCTCATCTTTTTGTTCTGGTCTATAAAATAATATATGACATAATAATGTATGTGTCAAATCTTTATAAAACAGAGGCTCAAAGCTTCGTTGATAGAAATATGAAATACCCTCAGACCTCTGAGTTAATTCTATTACTTCTTTATGTTCATCTGTTAAAAAATCATTATCTTCAATAAAAAACATTATTTAACTCCCTATTTAACTCCGGTTGAACCAAGCCCACCGCCCCTATCTTCTGTATCAGATTCAATAGTATGTTCGGCTTCATCAATATTAATTAATTGTGCTTCAATAACTGGTTTAATAACCAGCTGCGCTATTCTATCACCTTTTTTAACTTCATATGGATAATGATTGTGATTAATCATTATTACTTTAATTTCACCTCTATAACCAGAATCAATGGTGCCCGGTGAATTTAAAACTTGTAATCCATATTTTGCAGCTAATCCAGAACGTGAACGTACTTGTCCCTCATAACCATAAGGTATAATAGCATAAAGACCCGTATCAATTACTGCGGTACTAAAGGCGCGGATACTTTTATCCTCATTAGAACAAATATCCATCCCAGCATCACCAGAATTTTTTCTTTCCGGTAATGGATTATCTGACTTATTATATACCTTCACTTCTAATTGTTTCGTTTTACATTTACATTTCATTGCCATTTAAACCCAATAGGTGTTGAAGGTGTGCTCATAATAGAATATTCAGTTTTCCATAATGGATCAGGTTTGCATATTGAACATCCTTTAAGAACATAGTGGTCACATTCGCCGCATTTATATCCAACATACCAAGTCGTTCCACTAAATCCCTCATCCACTTCCTTGAGGGACTTCGTATTGCATTTCGGACATTTCTTCGGTTTGCTCATTATTTTCCAGCTCCTTAATAATTTTACGCTTTAATCTAAATTCTTTAAATTTATGATTGCGTTCTTTCTGACGGTCTTGCGATTTAACCTTTCGATACGTTTTTCCCATTGTAGTATCCCTTATAATGGTATTAAGTTATAATCATAATTAAATTTTTCTTTTAAATATATATTTAACCTCTCCTTCCAATGTTTCAGTCCATAATTATCATGTTTTTTCCAATGTAAATCATCAATGATATCATATAGCACTGCTTTATTTTCTTTATCATCCAATCTCAACACTCGACCAATAGATTGTAGATTTCGAATTTTAGCTTTATATGGATGAGCAAAAATTAAATATTGCAAATTCTTAATATTAGCACCTGTAGATAAAACACCCGAACTTGCAACAATAACAGCATTCTTTTCTTCTTCTGTTGCTTTTCTGATCTCCTCTCTTTGTTCAACATCAGTTTCACCAGCTATAAAAAAGATTTGTCTATCCTTTACTTTTTCAAGTAACATCTTTAATAATACTTTCCCATGTTTTTCAATATAATTAAATAATATAAGAGTATTACCTTTCTGATCCAATGCTAAATTACAAATAAAATTATTACGCTTCCTATGTGAAACTATAAAATCTATCTCCTCTTGATATGTTGCTTTGGTTAACGCTTTACGTTCCTCCTCTGGATATTCTAATTGTAAACATTGTATATTTAGTTTGGAAATATGTTTCTCATCCATCAATTCCTTCGATGTGGTCGCTTTATATGTTTTTCCAAACAATCCTTCAAGGACTAGTTTATGTGTTTTACAATCAGTTAATGTTCCAGTTGTACCAAATCTATATCTGCAAGAAGTCGATTTTTCTAATATACTTTTTAATGACTGTGCTGTTGCTAGGTGAGCTTCATCACCTACTATTAAAGAAAACTGTTCAAAATATTCTTTAGGTTGTTTATATAAGCTTTGCCATGTACTTATATATATTGGTTGTTTTTCGTTCTTTTCCTTCCCCGAATATATTTTATGACATTGTTCCTCCACATTCCATTCATCTTGTGATGAATAATCATCAAAATCACTATACATTTGTGTAACAAGATTGGTAGTAGGAACTATCACTAACATCTTATCCTCATCCAAAAACCTCTGATACCATCTCAACAATGCATATATAACTAAACTTTTACCAGAGGATGTAGGGGATAACAATAATGTACGATCAGATTTAATACAATGTAAAAATGATGCTATCTGATAATCTCTCGGAGTAATCTGTTTCCCTTTACAATGAAGATTCAAAGAATCAAAAAATTCTTTAATCTTATCTATATCACCTTCCTTCAAATGTTTTGCGTCTACAATATCAGTCTTTAATTGATATGAATGCTTTTCTGACCATTCTTCAAGATACGGCAATAGTCCTAAATATAATTGCCCTGTCTGCATATTAAATAAACGTATCTTACCATCCCACATTTTCGCACGAACTTTAGGATGGAATTGATGATTAGGAACTAAAAAGGAAAAATATTCATTCAACTCATATGCTATATGTTTATCACATGATAGTTGTAGAAATGTTTCATTTAATTTACCCGCAATAATCACGTCAAATCCCCCGCTAGAAATTTTTTCCATTTAATAGCATTACTAATATTAAAAGAAGCATTCTGAATCAATCTAGCGGTCTCCTCTATCAATTTAACCTTATCTTCTTGTTCTTCTATTTTATTTTTAGCTAATAAAAGTTCCTCATCACCATCTAAAAATAAATCCATATCATTTTTTAATACTTTCAGATCAAATGGCTTTTCTTCATATTCGGAAGGATCAGCCTTTCCGGAATAGTATTTCCACTTCTGAAGTTTTAATATTTTATATTGACTTTGGATAAACCGTAACACATTCTTTTCATCGTGTCTTAATTGATGATATTTATTAGCCAACTCTGGAATTGTGGTGGAATATCCGTCCAAATCAGTTGTATCTATCTTAGTATCGATTTGACACATTTCTTTCAAATCTTTCATATTCATACTACTATTATAATAAATTTATGGGATTAATACAAGGAAGAATATCATCCTATCTTTTTAACGGAAAATGCACCTGTATATTGAAATACAGCATTAACCACAATAGGTTCGAGGGAAGTGGCATTAGTATCAAAATTAATACCACCCAAAGCTATTGGAAATATGTCTTTAAAGGTTACATTATAATTAGGATTAGACTTATTAGTATGTATAATTATATTACCATCAGATTTCAGGTCTTTACCTTTTTCAGAATCATATTGATCGAAATTATCTGGAAACCCTATTGCTTGCATCCAATTATATATCTCCATATAATTCTTTAGGTCTTCATCTATGATAAAGTCAATACTCAATTCTTCGAAAACTAAGTTATCACCTTCTATCGGGATACCTGCAAATGGCGTTGATTGCATTTGACTGGTTAATGAAATTCCGGGCATACCTACACGCTGACAAAAATAGTCCACAGTCGGCATGCGTAGAAAGTTTGTCTGGAAACTTATTACGTTTAAATAATTAAGGTTAGTCGGTTGATTTGCGTAAGCCATTTAATTGTTCCTTTTATTGATCTTATATATACTATATAATATTATTATTTATAACACTTTGAAAGGACAAATTATGAAATTGAATAAATCAACTGTCGGCTGGTTCATCTTTCTACATCTAGGAGCTCTCCTAGCCTTTATTCCTTCCACATTTTCCTGGTCAGCAGTTGGTCTATTTGCCTTTATGTACTGGCTTACGGCCAGCGTAGGTGTTTGTCTTGGATTTCATAGATATTTAACACATCGAAGTATGAAGATGCCACGATGGTTAAATTACTTTGTTGTATTTTGTGGAACGTTAGCATGTCAAAATGGTCCTCTAAAATGGGCAGCACAACATAGAATGCATCATCAAGGTTCTGATACTCCAATCGATCCACATAACGCAAGTCAAGGTTTTTGGTGGTCACATATTGGATGGATGTGCTATGACAGACATAAATTTGATAATATTGAAAGACTAAGAAAATATACTAAAGATATTAATGGCGACAAATTTTATCAATTCCTAGAAAAATATTTTATCCATATTCAAATAGCTTTGGGAATTCTATTCTATTTAATAGGCGGTATCTCTTGGGTAGTATGGGGAATCTTTGTAAGACTGGTAGTAGTCTACCATGCGACTTGGTTAGTCAATAGTGCTTGTCATAAATGGGGATATAGAAACTTTGAAATAAAAGATGATTTATCCACATGTTGTTGGTGGGTTGCAATATTAAGCTTTGGTGAAGGATGGCATAATAATCATCATTATTATTCAAATTCCGCTAAAGCTGGTCTTAAATGGTATGAGCTTGATTTAACCTATTTTTTGGTTTATTCTCTAGAGAGATTAAAGTTAATTAATAATGTTAATATTAATTAATAATATATCTTATATTCCCAAGCCCACCAACATATTAATAATAACATATTTAAAACAGCAATACAAGGAAAAAGTTAAGAATAATTGATACCAGTTCTATTCAGCACTTGACGATTAAACATATGTCCCTTATGGATATCTATTTTAGATTGCCCATGGTACTCAACTGCCATATGTTCTTCGACCATCAGTTGATTAACATTTACCCCATCAACTATAAGCTCTCCTAATATTCTCCCGTACTTCCCTCTCTTATCCAAGTAAGTTCTTAAAGCAATACAGGTTCCTTTCTTACATTGCTTTTTAAGAAAACTGGCAGCCAACTTACCATAAAACTTTTCTTCTTTATCTCTTGTACGAGATTCAGGAGTATCAATACCATATAAGCGAATGCGTTGGTTATGGAGAATAATATCAAACCCTAAATCAATATCTACATCAACTGTGTCCCCGTCAATGAATTTTCTGATGCGTGCTTTGTATTCGTGCATGGAGACTCCAAAAAAAAAGGGGACAGGGTATAAACCCCATCCCCCAATTTATTAAAAAACTAAGATTACATCAAGTTCTTAACTTCAACTTTTCTGTAATATACGTTACCAGTACTAATAGAAGTACCAGCTTCGCCTTGTGCAACAAAAGGATTATCGGCAATCCCGTAACGGGTCTTAAATCCGATTTTAGGCTGGAAAGTATCTTCTCCCATAGCCCTAACCATCTGTAGAGGAACGTAAGGACAATAGAACATGCCAGAATCATAAGGACTAGATCCTTTATAACCGACAACGTAGAATTGACCAGTAGTTGCTCCATAATAAGGATCAACAAACACTTTCATGCCGTTCATCGTACCAACATACGTGTTGGTGTGTGAATCACCCGCAGCCGGATGACCAGTTTCCAACATACCAGACATTGACAATGCAGATGCAACGTCAGCAGAACAGATCATGAAGTTACCTTTGCCACGTCGCGTGTCAAAGCCAATTGCATTTCGATCACGCTCAATTTGATACATCAACCCTTTAAACTTCTCTACTGACCATCGGCCATTAGAGTCAACATCAAGATCGAAAGCACCAGCATTAGCAGTATTAGTAGCGGCTCCGTATCGTGCATTTGTATAAACGCGGCGAATGATTTCGCGGTTGATCTCATTGAGGATTTCAGTAGAAAGAATATTTGACAATTCAGTCTCTGCATCCAAACCATGAACTGCTTTCAAGTCTTGAGCAAGTTCCGTAGAGTACTCGGCTTTGAGGGCACGAGACTTAGCCGTTACGGTAGTCTTGTCAATACTGAATGCCATTTCTTGGAACGCACGTCCACCAGAAGATCCCTGTGCTTCAGCATCTGCCGTATCGAGCGCTTGACCAGTTTCCCACGTGTTAGCAGCAGTAAAAGGATTAGCACCACTGGCCAAAGCATCATGATCTGGCGTACCATCATTGTCACCAGAGAAAGCTGTATCTGCTTCGTTATGAAGCGCTTCAGTTCCATCCTGTGCACTGTAATGAGATTTCATTGCGAAAATCAGTCCTGTAGGTCCAGTCATAGGCTGAACACCACAGACGTCATAAGCAATAAGATGAGGCATGGCTCGGCGAACCAAACTAATTAGAATTGGATCCCAACCTTTTACATCCGCTCCAGCCACAGGTGCATGACCTGAGTTAACCGGTGCAGCTTCTTGCAAGAAAGCTTCTTGATTTTCCAACAATCGCAAAGTAACGTCTCTGCGATAAGTGTCTTTAATTTCAGGAAGATCGGCATGCTCCATTACTGGTTGCCACTTCTCCTTGATGTTTTCTGATAAATACATTTCTGTATACTCCTTGTAAATTGATTAATTAATTAAATTTGTTTTTCATTCATTCCATTACAAAGTTACTTGTTAGATAAATTGGAAATAGCACTCATAATACTGTCCATTCTGCCATCACTTTTTCCATCTGCAACTGGATTATTAGTACCGGCCGTTCCTTTATTATCTGTTACATCTTTTTTGTCTGATTTGAAATAGCTATTCTTAATAACATTGAGTTTCTCGCGATACTGTTCATCAGTATCGTAATCAACGTCCTCTGCTAGTTCGGTAAACTTCTCAACATCAGTATCAACCATTCCCTCTGAGATATCTCGGAATGCATCTTTAGCTTTAAATGTATTTAATTCTTTCACTGTGTCCATATGCTTTTGTGTCTGCTCGTCGAGTTTCTCTTCCAACTCAGCAACTTCAACAACCAGATTCTCGAATACATCTTCCTTCTCTTGTGGAACATCAATATAATGCTCTTCAAACAACTTCTTCAAACCAGAAATAAAACTCTCTGTAACTTCGTTGCGAACACCTTGTTCAACTGCAAGTTTATTTTCTGTCATCCATTCTTTTACTGTATAGTTGAGATATTTGTCTACATTCTCAGTCATTTCAGACTGCATAGACTCAATACGCTCATCCGTTTCTTTCTTCGTTTCTTCACGAATCTGTTTACGAATCTTAGCAATCTTAGACTTAACAGCAGCCTCAAAGATTGTAGCAGCTTTTGCTTTAAACTCTTCAGAAAGTTCTTCGCCGTCGACTAAAGCAGCAACATCAGGAGCAACATCTACTTCGATGTCTTCTTTCTTGGATTTTTTCCCTTCTTCTTTTTCGTCGTCGTCCTCGTCTTCTTCTTCGTCGTCGTCTTTAGCTGGGGGGAATTCCTCTTTTTTGGAGTCTTTAGACTTTCCTTCTTCGACATCTTCATCTTCGTCTTCGGAGTCGTCTTCTTCTTTTCTGGTTCCTTTGGCGTCTTTTTTAGACTCAACAGATTTTTTATTAGCTTCTTCAATAGATTCGTTATCATTTTTTTCATCCTCTGCGTTAGTGGCAGTTTCCATTATCTTTTTTTCAATTTCTCCATCACTTAGGGTTTCTTCGTTAGCCATTTTACATCTCCTTTAAAAGTGTTTTTTAACCTATATATATTTATAATATTAAAGATTTCCAAGGAATTTTTCGAATATATCAAGCTTTTTCTTATCTAATTCCTTCGATTTTGTATTTTTAATTTCATTTTGAATAGCATACTCAAGTTCACCTGTAGCACTGAATTCTTTTCCTTCCATAACACCATTTACAAATGCTGATGGTGCTGAGGGGTCTGCAACTATATCGACTGTAGTTAAAGTAAAATCTTTCTGTACTTCATTCACACCAGTCTTTTTATTCATCTTGAGACTTCCCAATCCTCTTGATGACACACCAAGTTTAACGCCTGAAGCAAGAAGATTTTTCACAATCTTTCCATTTGGTGTATCCATTATTTTTGCTTTACCAATAAAATCTTTCCCATCTTCTTCTAAAGCAGTAATCAAATGAGAAACACGATCAAGATTGATAGTTGGACCCATAGGATGTCCTAATTCACCGAGCGCACGACCTTCTTTGACAAATTTTGTTTTATATCTGTTTACTTCTTTTTTCAAAATGGAGTAAGGATATACACGACCATTTTGATTCTTAAGATCACTTTGCATAAAAATACCTTTAATATATTGATCTTTACCTTTGCCTTCGACAATATATTCAAGGTTTTCAAAATGTTCTGTAATAAGTTTCATTTTTTTATTTCCTTTTTCATTAATTAAAAGATGAATTAGCCTTTTTAATTTGTTTTGTAGATATTAATTTTTTCCAAGTTTTTAAATCTGTATTATTCATACCAGCATTGTTATAGTCTTTCTCTCTTTTCTGATACTCCATCATATAAATATTTTTTTCAATTTCTATTGCTTTTATATGACTTGCTGTTTTCTTACGAATACCAACCCATTTAGAAAGCATAATAGTATCAACAAGTATTTCATAAACTATACCATCTGAAATAATTTTCTTTCTTATATCAGCAGCTATAACTTCTTGTAATTCTTTAAAAGATTTCATTTACTTATTTTTCTTTTTTGCCATTCGTTCTGCCTCGGCTTTTTTAACCTGCGGTAAAAGTTTCTTAGCTAATTTTTTAATTAAAACTGATTTGGATTTAATTTTCTTTTCCAATGACGCTTTCCCTGCTTGCCCTAATTCCGATCTATTTTTACCTTTTAAAATCTTTTGTGCAACAAAATCTACTGCTTTTTTCTGCGCTCGTGTTTTTAATTTTTCTGGACTAGCTTTTTTACTCATTGCCCGTTCGCGTTTCTTGGCAATCATTTTAGCTTTAGCTTTCATGGTGCGTGCTAATTTATTCCGAGCTTGTACAGATAATACTTCAAACATCTTTTGCTGGTTCTTCTTTATCAAGCGTTACAAATTTAAAGACTTGCTTGTACTTGTCAATAGCATCAAAAGTCTTCTGTTTTAATGTTTTTTCAAACTCACCATTAGCCTTATTATATTTTTTATCTAATATATTTTTAACAATGGTTGTTTTTAATTCACTCATTTGATACTCCTTTTTGTTTGCCTAAGTTTTCTATAATAAAATCTACATCATTTATCGTATTTCTTAATACATCTTCATCTAGGTTATATTTAATAGATGCTTCAGATATAGCTAAACTAATTTTAGCTATACCATATTTATCAGTTAAATAAAATGCATGATGAACAGCATCTTCCAATACATTCGGAGATGTTTTTTTAACCTTGTCTTTATAATTTTTTATAAAGCTAGATTTTAATAGTGTCATAATAATTACCTATGAACATCAACCGGTGCAACCAGATCCGGATTAATCTCAAAATCATCTGGATCACCTTTACCCGCTTTCTTATTATCGCGATTAATCTGTTCTATTTCTTCATCCGTTAGACGTAGGATTCGTTTTCTAATCCATTGATCGGAAACAAACTTACCACTATACTCATCAACCATCTGTAAGAGTTCCATTCGTTCTCTGAGAATTTCATTATTTTTTAATTCTGCATAATGGGAATCTTTTGTCCAAATAAATTCAAGATTATCTCTAATATCACCCCAATCTTTTTCACCAATAATACCTTTGAGAATACATTGAATTCTTAACAAGTCAATAAACATTGTCGCAAATCTATGTCGCAACTTAGCAACAAACTTAGCAAACTTAATCTCGTCTCTATTAATCTCGGAAGCACGACCTAAGTTAAAGGCGGTTTGTTCTGTTCCCTCAATACGTGAGATTGGAACATTCAATGATTGGTAAAGTTTCTTTCTGAAATATTCAATATCTTCTATTTCACCTAAATTTTGTCCTGATGGTAATGTAGAAATTTCAGTTCCTCGTCCACCCTCTCGTCTTGGCAACCAGAAATCTTCGAGCATGGCCATTTGTTTTTTCTGATCTTCTACTTCCCCCGTCGCTGCATTATAAATTATTTTCTGTTTATACTTATTCATTACAGACGTTAAATATTGTTCTGCTTTTAATTTTGGTAGATTACCAACGTCAATATAAAATATTCTTCGTTCTGGTGCTCTTGCTAGTCTGTATATAACAAGAGAATCTTCAATCATTTTAAGTTGATTGAAAGGTTTTATTGACTTAAATAGATAACCTATAATAATTTGTTTTTGATTGTCCACCATACCAGAGTGGCAATACGAAATTGAATCTGGTGTTACTTGAACTGCACTAGTATTAGCTTCATCTGGTGTATATACAAAGAATTCTTCTTGATCAACTATTACTTCAATATTTGATATTGGATCTTTTTCTTTTTGTATTGTTGTAATCTTTTGTATTTTTAATGCATCAATCGGGATAAGTTCTTTAATACCTAATTGTGGTTTCTTGTCATCAATAATAATATGATGGTATATTTTTCCATCAACATACCATTTACGAAACAAATCAGAACCAATTCTATTAAAATCCAATAGTCGAAGAATATGTTTAAATTCTTTTACTATCTTTTCTTTAATAGAAGTACTCTGAGAAGTATTATCGAGAAAAAGATTAATAGATGATCTGCCGTCTTCGTGTACAACGGCTTCGTTAACAATATCAGAAACTGCCAAGTCCACTTCTTGTGTCATTGACATTTCACGATATTTTTGGATCAAAACATTTTCATCTTTGGCATTTACCCCTGTATCAAGATAATGTCCATAGATACCCCCACCATCAACAACTTGTGTCGAGCCATCAAGGTTTTCGGGCGTTACAAATGTTTTTTCTTTTTTTGTCTCTTTCTTCGCTATCTCAAAACCAAATAATTCAAACGCAGCCATATAAATCCCCTGTTTTATTATAAAAAAGAAAGGGGAAGGTTTCCCTTCCCCCTATTCAAAAATTAAACGCTAATTGTTACTCCACCGAGGCGGATAGAACCACTAATTGAAACATCAACTCCATTAGTAGTAGAACCATCCATACCTTGACCATCGACGGTAAAGTTATTAACAGCAAAGGTTACTGCGAACTCTTCAGGAGCTCCATCAGGATCCATTGCCAATTCAATAGCGGTTAATGTGGTTGGATAAATATCTTGAAGACGATATGTCCTTAAAGATTTACCCTCACGCGTCAATTGTGTAACTATAGCGTTACCATAGACTCCAGCAGCAGATGTAGTAGTTCTATTCTGTGAATGTTGCGTGATAGAATTCATCCACTGTTCCATTGCTGTTCTACTTTGCCATTCAGGATCATTAAGAATAGTTACCGTCCAATCTTCAAACGTACGATCTCCCGGAACTTTCAACATACGACCACGATAGGCAACGTCTATATTACCAATAACCGAACCCGGAATTTGCGTTGCTTTTCCGAGAAATTGTAAATCCATCGCCCCAAAAACGGCTGGAGCATTAACTACAACTTTATATAGATTAGGCCGAACCCCACCTCTAAAGTTGTTTTTGAAATCGGAAATTGTTGACATTTTATTACTCCTTTAAGTTTGTATATATTTATAAGATTTATCCACCGATTTCTGAGAAAGATACATCTGTTCTAGCGGCAATAAAGTTCAACTGGATGAAGTTGATAGAACGTGCTGGTTTGATATAAATATCACCAACAAAATTGTTCGTATCAATAACCTGACCAGTATTATTAGAACTGTCACATACTACCTTAAAGTCAGTAATACCACGACGACCCTGAACTTCTCTCAAGAAAGGTTCAACCATATTAACAAACTGTGCTCGGGTAAACTCGTCATTAAACTCAAATAACATCGCTTTAGCGGCTACTGAAATTGCTTTTTCCAAAACAATGAATAATCTTCGTACATTAATTCTATCAAATGCACTTGGAACACTTTGCATTGTTTTATCACCCCAAAGAACCACACCAGCACCCGTTTGTGTAATCAGAGGGTTAATACCAATCTGATACATTACATCACGTTCTGCTTTGGTTGCTTCCCAAGACAATTTAACAATGTTTTTAATTCCACCACGATTCAAACCTGCAGGTGACCACCATGCATCATTAGTAAAATCTGTTCGTGCACATAATCCTGCTATATCTCCATTCATTGGAACATATACGAATTTATCATTGTATCTGTCGTACTGATATTTCCATGCACTGTCCATTATACCATAACTACCAGCAGCACCAGCAAGAGCTAAAGTGCTTCTTGTGGCTTCTAGTGACGCTTGTTCAGAACCAGCATTTCTAACAACATCAGTCATAGGAGGTGAAACAAGAGCAACACAATCCTTACGAACCGATGCAATATTATCAATAATCCATTTGCTCGTATCTGCACTTGCAGGTCCACCCATAACCAAAGTAACATCTACAACTTCTGGATTGGTGTACATATTATATGCTGCTTGTAATTCACCATCAGAAAGCATATTGTCATCAACACCACCAGCAAGTGATCCACCAATTATTTCTTTGCCAGTACCATTAATTCTTTTAAAATCACCACCGGCCATAACTCCGCCAGCATTTTTCTCAGGTGCCCCACCGCCGTTGTCCGAAGACGTTTCTGTAATTTCAGTAGGATCACCTAACCAAACATATTTTGATTCATTACGCAAAACAGTTCCAATATAATTATTTGAACCATCAATACGTTTCGCATCTGATGCTTTACTTACATAACCATGTGCCTCAAGAACATCGCCCGGTGAGTTTGTCCAAGCACCATCTTCGTCTATTACGAGGACATGCATTTCATCATTACCGGTAGTAGCACCACCATTAGAATCCTGCATAGCGGTTGAAGCACTCGGAGCGCTATCAAACCTAGCAAGGAATAATGCTTCATCATTAGTGCGTGCACTCGAAGCTTTGGCTTTAATTATTGCCCAACCAGCACCATCAACAGCAAGTACTTTTAAGCTATTTCCTAAAGCACCCGGATATTTTGCAACAAATAATGATTCTGTATAAGTTGTAGCGTCATAATCATCTTTGTTATGAGTAACGTTAGATGGTGTTGCTGAACTTGCATCATCGTCACCGACAACAGCGTTGCGTGCATCAGGACCAACATTTCTGGTTACAATAAGATTGTTAGAGTATGCGAGATAATTTGCAGCGGTAAGGAAGTACTTACCATCATTGTCTGAATTATCAAGCGGTGGACCATATTCGTTTACTAAATCGTTTTCTGTAGTGATTGATATCCTCTCTAAAACAGGACCCCATTGAAAACCACCACCGATAGCACCAATCGATGTGGCCACATTAGGGACTACTGTAGTAAGATCAATCTCACTAACATTAATTCCTGGGCTTACTTGAAACGCCATGTTATTTCTCCTTTATACAATAAGTTACATTTTTTATATTAATATAAATTTCATCAATGACGCATTATCTGTTATTCTACATTTACCCAAACGTTTCCCATATTATCTATTTCACGATCGTCTTCCTTTAGACCATTACTAATAATTCCGAATGGTGTTGTCATATCTTCAAGTTCATTTAGTTGATTTTTATAAAGATTGGATCTAATATTTTGATTACTCAAATCTTTAAAATATTGCTGATCGACCATCCATGCAAATAAAACTAAAGTAATAATTAAATCATCATTTGCTCCTTCTTCTGCAGAAAAAGAATCTGCACTAGAAACAAATGTTGTTAATTCTGAAATGATATCATAGTCTGGTATTAAGAGTTT